CACCAATTACATCACCATATAGTATGTCCGTTGCTGGAACTTTTTATCCAGTAATTAGTATAAGATTGAAATCATCTCCAGATCGTTTAGATGCTATTGTAATCTTGACTGCTCTTTCTTTGATGGGTGTTAATAATGGAATTTATTACAATTGGCAGGTAAGAGCATCAGGAACTACTACTGGAGGAACCTGGACCAGTGCTGGTAATGATAGTGCGATTGAGTACAAACTAAATGGAACTGGCATAACTGGAGGTAGAATATTAGCATCTGGATTCTTCTCATCTAACAACCAATCTTCGGCAACAGTTGATATTCTAAAGGAAGCACTATTTAAGTTCCAGTTAGAAAGAAATGGTTTAACTGGAACTCCTTATGAACTAACACTTGTTGTCGCAGCATCTCCAATATCAAGTAGTGAAGAAGTTTATGCCTCAATGGACTGGGAAGAAATTAGTAGGTAATTTTTTATGAGTAATGCTGACATTTATCTTGGTAATCCTAATCTAAAAAAAGCAAATACTGCCATTGAGTTTACTCAAGAGCAGATTCAAGAATTTATCAAATGCAAAGAAGACCCAGTTTACTTTGCAAAAAACTATGTTCAGATTGTGACTCTGGATCATGGTCTTCAACCATTCCAGATGTATCCTTTCCAGGAAAAGTTGATTAGTAACTTCCACAAGGAAAGATTCAACATCTGTAAGATGCCAAGACAGACTGGTAAGTCCACAACTGTGGTATCTTTTTTGCTACACTATGCAATCTTCAATGACAGCGTAAACATTGGCATCCTGGCAAACAAAGCATCTACTGCAAGAGAACTACTTAGTAGGTTACAAATTGCATATGAAAACTTGCCCAAGTGGATGCAGCAGGGTATCCTGTCATGGAACAAAGGTTCACTGGAGTTAGAAAATGGCAGTAAGATATTGGCAGCTTCTACATCTGCGAGTGCTGTCAGAGGCATGTCGTTCAATATCCTCTTTCTCGATGAGTTCGCGTTCGTCCCTAATCACATCGCTGACTCCTTCTTTGCATCTGTTTATCCTACTATTACTTCTGGTAAAAGCACAAAAGTCATCATAGTTTCAACGCCTCATGGCATGAACCACTTCTATAGGATGTGGCATGATGCTGAAAGAGGTAATAATGAATATGTTCCTACAGATGTTCACTGGTCTGAAGTTCCAGGAAGAGATGAAGTTTGGAAGGAACAAACAATCAAGAACACATCAGAAGCACAGTTCAAAGTTGAGTTTGAGTGTGAATTCCTTGGATCTGTTGATACTCTGATTGCGCCATCAAAACTTAGATCTCTCATTTATGAAAATCCTCTAACCCAAAATGCAGGATTAGATGTTTATGAGAAAGTCAGAGCAGGACATGATTACTTATTGACAGTTGACGTTGCAAGAGGAGTTGGTGGTGACTACTCTGCATTTACTGTTGTAGACATCAGTAATTTCCCTCATAAAATGGTAGCAAAGTATAGGGACAATGAAATCAAACCTATGCTATTCCCAAGTGTGATCTATGAGGTAGCAAAGAATTATAATGAAGCATTTATTCTTTGTGAAGTCAATGATGTTGGAGATCAGGTAGCAGCAATTCTCCAATATGATCTTGAGTATCAGAACCTTTTGATGTGCTCAATGAGAGGTAGAGCAGGTCAGATTGTTGGGCAAGGTTTCTCTGGTAAGAAAACACAACTTGGCGTCAAAATGTCCAAGACTGTGAAAAAGGTTGGATCCCTCAACCTCAAGACAATGATTGAGGAGAATAAACTTCTCATATGTGATTATGATACCATCTCAGAACTAACAACCTTTGTTTCTAAACACAACTCCTTTGAGGCAGAAGAAGGTTGCAATGATGACCTTGCGATGTGTCTGGTTATCTATGCCTGGTTAGTTGCTCAGGACTATTTCAAAGAACTCACTGACCAAGATGTCAGAAAGAGAATTTATGAGGAACAAAAGAATCAGATTGAGCAAGATATGGCACCATTTGGATTTGTTTCTGATGGATTAGATGACAATAGTTTTGTTGATGCTGATGGTGATAGATGGCATGTTGATGAGTATGGTGATAGATCATACATGTGGGAGTATATGTAATGGACTTAGATGGTCAAATCAAATTAGGTCATCTACTTCTCAATGATAGAAAGTGTAGAGTATGTGGAGAAGTAAAGAACCTTATAGATAGTTTTTACAGAACAAGAAAGGACAGAGGACCAGTTGCTTCTTCCTATTCTTATGAGTGCAAAGAGTGTACTATAAACAGAATTGTGGAGTCAAGAAAGAAGATTACACCATTTGTGGATTGGTCCTATCCAGATTGGTAGTTCACCACATATTTCCCCACTGAAAACACCCAAAATCCTAAATATTTTCAGATAAACTGAGACTATTTAAGGAGAAAAACATGGCGACTCCTCAATTATCTCCTGGTGTAAGAATCAGGGAGGTTGATTTAACAGTAGGGAGAGCTGCGAATGTTGTAGATAACATTGGTGCTATCGCTGGTCCTTTTGAGATTGGTCCTGTAGATGAAGTTGTACAGATCAATACTCAACAGCAGTATCTCAACACTTTCGGGCAACCACTCTCCACTGATCGCCAGTATGAGTACTGGATGACTGGAGGAGAATACCTCTCATATGGTGGTGTTCTGAAGGTAGTTAGAACTGATGATGACGATCTGAAGAATGCTAATGCTGGTGTTGGAATTGCTTCAACCACCACTCTGAAGATCAAGAACTATGATGATTATAAGACCAATTACGAAACTGCAACAAACTTCAGCTGGGCAGCAAAAACACCTGGTAGATGGGCAAGAAACCTGAAGGTAGCAGTTATTGACAATGCTGCTGACCAGGTTATTGGAATTGCAACCACAAACCCTGCAGGCATTGGTGCTACAGTTGGTTATGCTGTCACTACTGCACTGTCAGGTTTGGTTATTCCTGGTGCTGGTTCAACATCAGAATTCAATGGTTACCTCAAGGGTATCATCACTGGTGTTTCCACTGATGCAGTAAACTCAAATAGCACAATCAATGTTGCAATTACTGCAAGGGTATCAACAGCAGGTACTGTTTACCCAATCACTTATGCACAGAATGATGCTGGAAGATCATTTGAAGCAAGCGATGCTTTGGTCTTCAGAAATAATGAAGGAACAGTTGAAAATTCTTCCTTCACTGCTGTAACAGTTGCTGATTGGTATGATCAACAAACACTTGGTCTGACTAACTCAACAGTTTACTGGAAGAGCTTGGCACCAAAACCACTGACAAGCAACTACTCTTCTTCCAGAAATGGTAGAAATGACACCATTCACGTTGTTGTCATTGATGATGATGGATCTGTAACTGGAATCCAAGGCAACATTCTTGAGAAGCATCTGAACCTTTCTAAGGCACTTGATGCAACTCAAGATGGAAATGCACCTCAAAAGTCATACTACAAGAATTACATTGCAGATAATTCACAGTATGTCTATGCTGGATTCAATCCATCAAATGATACTGATGGATTCTGGGGAACTACACCAATTGCTGCTGGATTCTCTACTGCTGGTTCATGGTCAGCAAGAACTACAGCACAAGGTGTATGGGGTGTAAATGCACAGGATGTAATTTATAGTTCACTTGGTGCTGTCACCTACACTCTGGGTGGTGGTGAGAACTACACAACTTCTGGTGGATACACTGCAACTCTTGGAAATCTCCAAACTTCCTATAACCTCTTCTCAAACAAAGATGAGGAAGCAGTTGACTTCTTGCTGATGGGTCCTGGTCTTGCTTCTGAAGCAGAATCACAAGCAAAAGCAAACTTGGTAATTTCTATTGCTGAGAACAGAAAGGATTGTATTGCTACAATCTCCCCACACAGAGCAAATGTTGTTGATGTAACCAACACAACAACTCAGACAAACAATGTTCTTGGGTTCTTTGCACCACTGACAAGTTCATCTTATGCAGTGTTTGATGCAGGTTACAAGTACACCTATGATAGATTCAATAATGAGTTCAGATACATCCCAACCAATGGAGACATTGCTGGTCTGATGGTCAGAACTGACATTGTTGCTTTCCCATGGTTCTCACCTGCTGGACAGCAAAGAGGTGTTCTGAACAATGCAATCAAACTTGCATACAACCCAACCAAGGCACAAAGAGATCTTCTCTATTCCTCCAGAATCAACTCCATCATTACTCAAAGAGGAACTGGAATTGTTCTGTTTGGTGATAAAACTGGTCTTTCATATGCATCTGCATTTGACAGAATCAATGTTAGAAGATTGTTCCTCACAGTTGAGCAAGCACTTGAGGGTGCAGCAAATGCACAACTCTTTGAACTGAATGATGCTAACACAAGATCAAACTTTGTCAATATTGTTGAACCTTATCTCAGAGACATTCAGGCAAAGAGAGGAATCTATGACTTCCTGATTGTTTGTGATGAAACAAATAATACTCCTGATGTGATTGATAATAATGAGTTCAGAGCTGATATTTACTTGAAGCCAACTAAGTCAATCAACTACATCACTCTGACCTTCGTTGCAACCAGAACTGGTGTTGCATTTGAAGAAGTTGTTGGAACTGTTTGATCATTAATACATAACAATAGGAGGACCTAAAAATGGCAGAGACCAAAACTCTATCACAATTCAAATCAAAGTTGGCGGGTGGTGGTGCCCGCCCCAATCTATTTGAAGTTTCAATCCCTTCTTTCCCAGCATCTGTTTCTGATGCATGGAATGGTGGAGATGATGGTGAGAATGGAACTTTCAAGTTCCTTTGCAAGGCAGCACAACTTCCTGCTTCAACCATTTCAGAAGTAACAGTTCCATTCAGAGGTAGAACACTCAAAGTTGCTGGTGACAGAAGCTTTGATACCTGGACAGTTACAGTCATCAATGATGAGGACTTCAAACTGAGAACAGCATTTGAGAGATGGATGAATGTTCTGAGCAAGTTGGATGATGCTACTGGTGTCACCAATCCAACTTCATACATGACTGATGCATATGTTCAGCAACTTGGAAGAGGTGCAGTTCCATTTGCACAAACCAACTCTGGTGGTCAGTCATCAGTTCTGAGAACCTACAAGTTCTATGACATCTTCCCAACTAACATTGATGCAATTGATCTGAGCTATGATAATGAGAATGCAATTGAAGAATTTGGAATTACCTTCCAGGTTCAGTACTTCACCATTGGTAACTCACTGGAGTCCAATGGAACTAATGCAGGGGAAGTTTTGATTGAGTGATAAATAATTAGAACAGTTGTTTCTAGTATAATATTGATATGGCGAGATTATTTGGATTCTCCATTGAAGATTCAGAAAGAACCCCACCTGGCGTAGTATCCCCAGTACCACCAAATAACAATGATGGTAATGAACACTACGTCAGTTCGGGGTTCTTTGGTTCGTATGTTGATATTGAAGGAGTATATAAAACTGAAACAGATCTGATCAGAAGATATCGTCAGATGTCACTTTATCCAGAATGTGATAGTGCAATTGAAGATATTGTAAATGAAGCAATTGTAGCAGATACTAATGATAGTCCTGTTGAGATTGAACTTTCTAATCTCAATGCAAGTGATGGACTAAAGAAAAGAATTAGAGAAGAGTTCAAATATATCTTAGAACTGCTTGATTTTGATAAGAAAGCACATGAGATTTTCAGAAACTGGTATATTGATGGTAGATTATACTACAATAAAGTCATTGACCAAAAGAATCCTCATGATGGAATTCAAGAACTGAGATATATTGATGCCTCTAAGATGAGGTATATTCGTCAGGTCAAGAAGAGAGGAAAAGATAGTGTCTTGGCTATGACAAGACAAGCACAAGATTCTGAAGGTGGTGGATATAACTTCCCAGAAATTGAAGAGTACTTCATCTACAATCCAGATTCTGGAAAAGGTGGTGGTTATGGATATGGATCAAAAGAAAAGGGAGTCAAAATGACTCGTGATTCTATCACATATTGCACCTCTGGTCTGGTAGATAGAAATAAGGGATCAACTTTGTCATGGTTGCACAAAGCAATTAAACCACTCAATCAATTGATGATGATTGAGGACTCTCTTGTTATCTACAGACTTTCAAGAGCACCAGAAAGAAGAATTTTCTACATTGATGTTGGTAATCTGCCCAAGATGAAGGCAGAACAATATCTGCGTGATGTCATGATGCGTTATAGAAACAAACTTGTCTATGATGCAAACACTGGTGAAATGCGTGATGATAAGAAGTTCATGTCCATGATGGAGGACTTCTGGTTACCAAGAAGAGAAGGTGGTAGAGGAACTGAAATCACCACACTTCCTGGTGGTCAAAACCTTGGTGAAATTACTGATATCAACTACTTCCAGAAGAAACTTTATAGATCTCTGAATGTTCCTGAAACAAGAATTCAGGGAGATGGTGGATTCTCATTGGGTCGTTCTTCTGAGATTCTGAGAGATGAAGTCAAGTTCTCCAAGTTTGTTGGAAGAATGAGAAAGAGATTCTCAGCAATGTTTGATGATATGCTCAGAACTCAACTTCTCCTGAAGAACATTGTAACCCCAGAAGATTGGGAAGTAATGTCTGATCATATTCAGTATGACTTCCTGTATGATAACCATTTTGCAGAACTCAAAGAAGCAGAATTGATGCAAGAAAGAGTCAATATTGCTCAACTTGTAGACCCATATGTTGGAAGATACTACTCTGCAGATTATGTAAGAAGAAAGATCCTTCGTCAAACTGATGAGGAAATCATTGAGCAGGATAAGTTGATTGAAGAAGAAATTGCAAAGGGCATTATTCCTGATCCAAATGCGGTCATGATGGAACCTGGTGCTCCACAACCTGGAGGTGCTAATGCAATGGCAGCACCTGAATCACCAAAAGATCCAGAACCACCTGAAACCCCTGCTGGTGGGGAAATATAAATAAGTTCAAGTCATAGGATTTTGATAACATGGATGACCTGATGGACCTTTTGATCAAGGACGGATCTTCTTCACAGATCAGCGATCAAATCAAAGATATTCTCTTCCAAAAGAGTGCTGCTAATGTTGATGCATACAGACCAACTGTTGCAGCATCTTTATTTGGAGATGATGTAGATTTTGATGCAGAACCACAAACAGAGATTGAATCTGATGTAGATCTGGATACAACTGAGGAAGAGTAAATAATAAATAACTACTATAGGACTATTGTAATTTAAAATAATGGCTGCACTAAAACCCGTTGGGATTAATACAGTTTTGTCAACAAGTACAGGTGTTACTACAACATCTGCCATATCGCAACAATCAGATGCTATTAGAGTAGTGGCTGAAGGTGCAGGAGTTTTTGTTGCTATTGGAACTAATCCTTCCCCAACAAATGAAAATTACTATGTCTCTCAAAATGAACCAGAGACAATTACTATTGGACCAATTACTTCTCAAAGAGTAGTTGGTATTACCACAGGTTCTACAACAATTATTGACTTCCCTGAGGGTACTGGTTGTCCTTTTGCTATTGGCGATGCAGTCACTTTAACAGTGAATGGTCAGTCAGATTATGATTTTACACACAAAATTCTGACTGATGTGAATACCACTTCAAATGTAGGTGGTTATTACAACACCAGAGTTACCATTGATCATGATTCAAGTACTGGCAATCCAGCTACTTTTACTGCACCTTATGCAGAATTGAGAAAATCAATCAAAGTTGCAGTAAAAACTAATAGTGGTACTGGAACTGCATTTATTCAACAAGTCCAAGATTCATAAGATCACCAATGAAACTAATCAGAGAAGAAATCGAATCAGTTGATTTTATCGTTGAAGAAAAGAACGGTAAAAAATCCATGTTCATTGAGGGCATCTTCCTGCAAGGTGATCTCAAGAACAGAAATGGCAGAATGTATCCAATGGAAACTCTCAGAAGAGAAGTTGCCAGATACAATGAAAATCATGTTATGGCAGGAAGAGCTCTTGGTGAGTTGGGTCATCCTGATGGTCCAACTGTAAACCTTGATAGAGTTTCACACAAGATTGTTTCCCTCAAGGAAAACGGTTCAAACTTTATTGGTAAGGCAAAGATTCTCAGCACCCCAATGGGTAAGATTGCAGAATCACTTATTGGTGAAGGTGTAAGACTCGGAGTATCTTCAAGAGGTATTGGTTCACTGAGACCTACCAGAGAAGGTGTAAATATAGTAGGCGATGATTTCATGTTAGCAACTGCTGCTGATATTGTTGCTGATCCTTCTGCTCCTGATGCTTTTGTTGAAGGCATCATGGAAGGTAAAGAGTGGGTATGGGATGGAGGCATCCTTCGTGAGAAGTATGCTCAAAAGACATACAAACAAATTAACACTTTAGTTACACAAAGACAATTAGATGAGAAGAAAATTGAATTATTCAATGATTTTCTCAATAACCTGTAAAGGTTTCTAATTTATAAATAAATATAGATTAAAATAGGTTAATCGGAGAGTTCAAATGTCTCGTGGAGATTTACAAGAAATGGAGCAATCTAAGACTGCTGTGAATGCGAACGCCAAGCCTGCTGAGGCACAAGGTAGTGTCGCTAACATCACCCCTGGTCAATCTGGATCCTATGAGGATCTGGGTGGACCTACTCCAGAAAACTACAGACCTGATGATGATTCTGCAAAGCTCAGAGAGCCTAAGATCAAAACTGTCAGTGATGTAGTCAATAAGGGTGCAAAGGCTGCTGAGCCAATGAAGAAGATGGCTAAGGAAGAGATTGAAACTGAAGAGGAAGAGATCTCTGAAGAGGAAGTCGTTGCAGAAGCAGAAACTGTAGAAGAAGAAGCATATGACATTGAAGAAGATGTCAATGCTCTCCTTGGTGGTGAAGAACTCTCCGAGGAGTTCAGAGCAAAAGCAAAGATGGTCTTTGAAGCTGCTCTGAATTCTAAAGTACAAGAAATCCAAGAAGCACTGGAAGTCCAGTATGCTGAAAAACTGGATGAAGCAAAAGAAGGTCTTAAGGAAGAACTCACTGACAGAGTTGATGCCTACCTTGAATATGTTGCTGAAGAGTGGATGGTAGAAAATGCTCTTGCAGTTGAGCATGGACTTAAGACTGAAATGACTGAATCATTCCTTTCAGGAATGAAGGGTCTTTTTGAAGAACATTATGTAACAATCCCTGAAGATAAATATGATGTGCTTGAGAGCATGGTAGAAAAACTTGATGATATGGAGACAAAACTCAACGAGCAGATTGAGAAGAACATCTCCCTCAACCAGCGCCTGGCAGAGTCAGTTGCTGATGGAATCCTTGATTCCGTTTCAGAGGGTCTTGCACTTTCTCAGAAAGAGAAGCTCGCTTCACTTGCCGAAAGTGTTGAGTTTGAAAGTGAAGAAGAATATCGTGAAAAGCTGGAAACTCTGAAGGAGTCATACTTCTCCAGAACTCCTGCTACTAAGTCGGAAGCACCCCAAACTCTGTCAGAGGGTGTAGACAGCACCCCTGCTCCACAAGCAGGTGGTATGGATGCATATCTCAGAAGCCTGGGTGCATTTAGACAGAACTGAATTTAACATTAATTCAAACAAACAACTAACTTTTTTATAGAGGTAAAAGCAAATGTTCCAATCAGAGCATCTGCAGGAAAAGTGGAGTCCACTTCTCGACTATGAGGGTCTTGATCCAATCAGAGATTCCCACAGAAGAGCAGTAACCGCTGTCCTGCTGGAAAACCAAGAAAGATTCCTTAAGGAAGAGCAAGCATTTAACTCAGGTATCAACCTGATGGAAACCCCAACCAACAGCGCTAATGCTGCTGGTGCTTCAGGTGGTTTCGGTGGTGGTGCTGAGCCTGCTGGTCCTGTTGCAGGTTTCGACCCTGTTCTGATCTCACTGATCAGACGCTCAATGCCTAACCTGGTTGCATATGACCTGGCAGGTGTTCAGCCAATGAATGGTCCTACTGGACTGATCTTTGCAATGCGTTCCAGATATGAGAATCAGTCTGGATCTGAGACATTCTACAATGAAGTTGATTCTGCATTCTCTGGTCAGAATGCTGGATTCGATCTCACAGCAGGTTTCTCTGATGTTGATGCTGGTATTGGTACAACTGCTCAGTCAGGCACCAACCCATCAGTTCTGAACCCTGTTGGCACTGCAACCTCCACTGCTTATGACGTTGGTCAGGGCATGGTTACTGGTGATGCAGAGAACCTGTCAGGCACAGGTGATGATGCATTCAACCAGATGGCATTCTCGATTGAGAAAGTCACTGTAACTGCAAAGTCAAGAGCACTGAAGGCAGAATACAGCCTTGAGCTTGCACAAGACCTGAAGGCAATTCATGGTCTGAATGCAGAAGCAGAACTTGCTAACATTCTCTCCACTGAGATCCTTGCTGAGATCAACAGAGAAGTTATCAGAACCATCTATAAGGTTGCTGAGCAAGGTGCTGTTTCCAACACTGCAACTGCTGGTGTATTCGACCTGGATATTGACTCCAATGGTAGATGGTCTGTTGAGAAGTTCAAAGGACTTCTGTTCCAGATCGAAAGAGATGCAAATGCTATTGCACAGAGAACTCGTAGAGGAAAGGGCAACATCGTCCTTTGTTCTGCTGATGTTGCTTCTGCACTCACCATGGCAGGCATCCTGGACTACACCCCTGCACTGAATGCAAACCTGAATGTTGATGACACTGGCAACACCTTTGCTGGTACAATCAATGGTAAGTTCAGAGTTTACATTGACCCATATGCTGCTAACCTGGCAGGTGCTAACACTGCAACCAATGCAGGTAACCAGTACTATGTTGTAGGTTATAAGGGTTCTTCCCCTTATGATGCAGGTCTGTTCTACTGCCCATATGTTCCTCTCCAAATGGTTCGTGCCGTTGGTGAGAACAGCTTCCAGCCTAAGATTGGCTTCAAGACCAGATATGGTCTGGTTGCTAACCCATTTGCTGAGGGCATTGATCAGGGTCTGGGTAGACTCAGAGTTAACAGCAACAGATACTACAGAAGAGTTGCTGTCAAGAACCTCATGTGATTCATACTCACAAGAGTTTACTGGAGGGGTCAAGAGACCCCTCTTTTTTTATGCCTACATCTAAATACTTAAAAAAGATACCATGGCAACGAAGAAACCAATAAAAGGTCAAATTACAAATAGAAACTTTCTGACACCTACAGGTTTTAGGTTTCAAGTGAATAGAGCACCAAAGTTGGCATTCTTTGGTAGTGCAGTGAATCTTCCTGCGCTCAACTTCCCTGAAGCACAGATGAATACTTATCTGAAGCACATTCCTCTTCCAGGAACTGTGATGGACTTTGAGGATTTGACCATCAGATTTTTAGTTGATGAAAATCTTGAGAACTATATGGAAATCCAAAACTGGATGAGAGGTACTGCATTCCCAGACAGTTTGCAAGAGATATATGATTTCCAGAGAGAAGATTATGATCTTGTACAACCAGACAAAACACAACTGAATCTGTATTCAGACGGAACACTGACTGTTTTGGACTCAATGCAAAATGCAAAGTTCAAAGTCATTTTTGAAAATTTGTTCCCAGTCAACTTGACCACACTTGACTTTGATGCTACACAAACTGATGTGGAATACTTTACAGCAGAGGTCACTTTCAAGTATACTATCTACAATATACGTGAAATCAGTTGTAACCCTTGCACATAATTTATGGTTGACCTTGACACTATTCAGAGGATGTGGTCAGAAGATGCAAAGATAGATCCAGACAATCTACATACTGAATCTTTGAACATCCCCATCCTCCATGCAAAATATTATGAATTGTACAACAACATACTTCTGCTGAGAAAGAAAGCAGAACAACAAAGAAAGAACATCAGACATGAGAGGTATGAATACTTCTCAGGTAAAGCAGACCCAGAAGTTTACATTGACAATCCCTTTCCTAAGAAAATTAGAGACAAGGATACAATGACCAAATATTTGGATGCTGATGAGAAGTTATCAAATGCTTCTCTCAAAATTGATTACTATGATACTATGTTGGAGTATCTTGAGAATATTCTCAAACAAGTTACCAACAGAACATATCAAATCAAGAATGCTATCGAATTCATGAGATTCTCTTCTGGATTGGGGTAATAAATACCTTTAAGAGAATCTATATCTATGGCAGATTTGACAATCCAGAAGGTGAATGAAGTTTACCTCAAGATTGAAACTGAACCTCACATTGAGTATGAGTTGAGGGACAGATTCACTTTTGAGGTTCCCAATAAGAAATTCATGCCTCAGTACAGAAGCAAGTACTGGGATGGATACGTTCATCTGTTCAATATGAAAACCAAGAGGATCTATGTAGGTCTTCTTGATAAGATTGTTGCGTTCTGTGAGAATGCTGGATACTCATATCAGTTTGCAAACAACAAGTTTTACGGTCCTCCATTTGAAGTCAATGAAATGATTTCAATGGAAGGAGTGAAGGATTATATGAAGTCCATCACTACCTTTACTCCAAGAGATTATCAGATTGAAGCAGTATATGATGCTCTGAGATATAACAGAAAACTTCTCATCTCACCAACAGCATCTGGCAAGTCATTCATGATTTATGCCATTGTTAGGTACTTTGTGGCATTAGGTAAAAAGATCCTTCTTGTAGTGCCTACTACGTCCCTTGTAGAGCAGATGTTCAAGGACTTCCAGGATTATGGGTGGGATGCAGAAAACTACTGCCACAGAATCTATGCTGGCAGAGATAGAAGCAATACCAGTGAAGTCACTATTACAACTTGGCAATCTGTTTACAACTTAGATAGATCATTCTTTGAAGAATATGATGTTGTAATTGGAGATGAAGCACACTTGTTCAAGAGCAAGTCACTGATAGGTATCATGGACAAGTTGCATCATGCTAAGTATCGGTATGGTTTCACTGGAACACTTGATGGAACACAAACCCACAAATGGGTATTGGAAGGATTATTTGGTCCATCATATAAAGTTACTGGAACTAAGAAACTGATTGATGAAGGTCATCTCTCTACTCTTGATATTCAGTGTTTAGTTCTCAAGTACAAACCACAGAAGTTTGAAACTTATGAAGATGAAATTCAATTCCTCATTGGTCATGAGAAAAGAAACAAATTCATCACTAATCTTGCTATTGATCTAACAGGTAATACTCTTATTCTTTTCTCAAGAGTAGAAGCACACGGTAAGGTACTTTTTGAAATAATAAATAGCAAGGTAACCAGTGAAAGAAAAGTATTCTTCATTCATGGTGGCGTAGATGCTGAAGATAGAGAACTTGTAAGAAAAATTACTGAGGAAGAGAAGGATGCAATTATTGTTGCATCTTATGGAACCTTCAGCACAGGTATCAACATCAAGAATCTACACAACGTTATTTTTGCCTCTCCATCCAAATCAAGAGTTAGAAACTTACAAAGTATTGGTAGAGTCCTAAGAAAAGGCAAAGACAAAGTAAAAGCAAGATTATATGATATTGCTGATGACCTTACTACAGGGTCAAGAAAGAATTATACATTGAATCACTTTATTGAAAGAATCAAGATTTATGTTCAAGAACAGTTCAATTATGACATTATTTCTATTGACATAAAAGATTAGAAAGGGAGTATTGCTTATGATGGAAGATGATTTTTATGCAACAATCAAATTCAAATGTGGTGATGAAATCTTTACCAAAGTAGCAGCATCTGATGAAGGTGATAGAACTTTACTAATTTTATCTAATCCTATTGTTGTAGAGGAAGTAAAGATCAGAGGTAAAGTAACAGGGTACAAGTTTGAACCTTGGTTGAAGACAACTACAGAAGATATGTTCATAGTAGACATGAGTGATGTTCTTACTATGAGTGAATCATCTGATGTAGAAATGATTGTCAATTACCAGGACTTCATTAGAAAGATGTTCAAAGGAGATGGTAACAATACCAAACCAAGTAAAGAGATGGGATTTATTTCTACTGTCTCTGAAGCAAAAGAGGTCTTAGAGAAGATCTTTAATAACAGCTAAGCTTCAAGCTATTACTTATCTTCAAAAGGAACAAACCTATCCTACTCAAGATTCCAGAACTTGTCAACTATTTGATTTCCTGATATACTGTTATCAGATAAAGATATATTATGTCAGTGCTGTCTCCAAGATTTAATCAGATGAAAAGAGGAAGAAACTCTGAACACTACGTGAATAACAAAGAGTTTCTTGAAGCTCTTGAGAACTATTTTGCTGAGGTCAAGCGGGCAGAAGCAAATGACAAACCCAAACCTCAGATTCCCTCTTACATTGGAGAGTGCTTTCTGAAGATTGCTAATCACTTATCATACAAACCAAACTTTGTGAACTACATGTTCAAGGATGATATGATCTGTGATGGTATTGAGAACTGTGTGAGATATATTCATAATTTCAATCCTGAGAAGTCCAAGAATCCATTTGCATACTTCACTCAAATCATCTACTATGCTTTCCTGAGAAGGATCTCCCAAGAGAAGAAGCAGTTAGAGATCAAGAACAAGATCCTGGAGAAAACTAACTTTGATGAGGTCTTTGATGCCAATGACCTTGACAGTGGCAATTACTCTGACTACAATAGCATCAAAGATAACGTCCACTCTAAACTTCGCTATTGATGAAAGTAGCAATCATCACTGATACACATTATGGAGCAA